TTATACCTGCCTTACGAGTTGCATCATATGAAATATTTGTAATCTCAAAAGACATTCTGGGTAATGTAATTTGAGTCGCTTTATTTAATTCTGCTTGTTGTGTAATTCTTGCTAAAAACTTTTGTCTGGGACCATATGCTACGGGAACTTTTATATCAGATATATCATTACCTGCTTGGTCTTGATGTCTCACATGAATATCATTAAACAATGTACCAAATGCGATAACTGTCTTTCTAATTATTTCGTGATAAAAGTAATTTCCTAACATTAAAATGTACCAAATGGATTAGATTCCGTGAAATCGACAATAGCATCTGCTTCTGTCTCAAATATATCACCTTCATTATATTTATCGGTGGTATCATCCTCATTAAATCTTGAGAGACTGTATACTGTGCCTGATGAAAGTCCTTTTATATCTTCACCAGCAAAGAATCCTGTAAGTGTTCCACCAATACTGACATTTGCAACAGAAAGAACGTTCGTATCAGCATCCCAATTTTTCACCCTTGCTTGAGTTCCTGAACGCATTCCCTGAACAACTTCATTAAATTCAAAATTACCAGTGCTATTAATAGTCTCTGGATCACTTATAGTGACTGTAGGTTGAAGTGTATATCCTTTTCCTGCATTTTGTACAAATATTGATTTAATTTCATTTAATCCTCCACTATCTACACCCATAGAAGCAATACCAACTGCCTTATCTGCAGCAGTTCCACCTGCAGGATTAGATACTGTAACTATTGGAACTGTTCCAAAACCAACACCAGTATCAGTCATAGTGAATCTAACAACACCTTGTGATGAAGTTTCAATTGAACAAGTTGCTGCAGCACCTGAACCACCACCTCCAGAAAATGTAATAATCGGTGGAGTTGTATAATTAGCACCTGCATTTGTCATAAGAATTTTTTCAATAGATCTTACACCTGCTCTCTCAGTTGTAAAGGCAACTGCAGTTGCATTATCACCTGTTAGACCACTTGGAGAGGTGCTAATTGAAACTACAGGTGTTCCTGTAAATCCAGAACCATCGTTATTTAAAAATATCTCACGAATATATCCTGTTCCAAGAGATACTGTTGCTGTTGCAGTGCGACCAAGACCGACTAATTGAAGTGTAGAGATATATCCTTCCTCTTGAACCTGAGTATCAATAGCATCAATTGAAGTATCAATAACTTCATTTTCATATTCAAATAATTCACATTTAAGTTTATACACATAATTTTTACCCAACTGGTAAAAAGGTTCTTCATGCTCAACAAATTTTACTTCAAATAATCTTTGACCGAGTGGAAAAAATACTAAATCACCTTCTCTTGGTCTTGATGCTAAGTCTATACTATCAGATGCTGTCATGAAGGGTGATATAAAATCCTCAAATCTTTCTTTTGAAATAGTTAACTCTACTTCATCTCTTAAACTCATTCCAAATTTTGTTAAAACATCACCTGCACCTGAATATCCATCGTATGAATTTACATATGCTTCTAATACAAAATTGTCATCAAATTTTGACGATTGAACTTCTTCTATAATTGATTTTGTATTTACAAATTTACGGGGAATATATGTAATATCTAATCCATATATTTTTAGTTGTTCATTTATTAGATCCTGAACTAATCTTTGCTCAGATTCGGAACCTTGTAAAAAGTAAGAGTTTCTTGCCATTATACATTACCCAATAAAATCAAGAGGAGGAGTTTCGTATTCCTGCATTCTTTGTTTAATCGAGTCTAAATCTCTTATTGCATCGTCATATATCTCTCTACCATTTAATTCTATACCACCTGGTAATTTAGTTCCCCTAAACTTGATTAAATTTTGCCCCCATTGTCTTTTTATTAATGCTGTCAAATATAATTTTACAAATGGATCATTATAAACCTGAGTAAACGTATCTGGGTCAAGGGCACGGAAACAATCTATAACAATAAAATCTTCTACTTGTTGTGCTCCCCAATCAATATCCAAATATAATCTATCCTGTCTTTGATTAAATCTTATCTGCTTTTCAGTCGTTAATAAGTGATCAATATCTTCAAGGTAAGTTTTTGTCATTGCATATTGCAACAAATTTACTGAATTGAAGTAATATAGGTCATTTAAGAATAACTGATATTTAATGCTGAACATTCCACCTGAAATGGAACTTGAGTCAAATTTAAATATTTTGTTGACACCGATTACATGGTCTGGAACTGATATAAAATTAGAAGTTTCATAAAAATTACTGGTAACTGTACCATATCCACTCACATCTTGTGTTCCAGTGGTAGTTACAATTCCCACACCATCTGTTCCTTTTCCTGTACCCCTATCAATGTCCTCTTGAGTAATTTTATACTTAAGAAACATTCTCTCAATACCATTATAATGACGTTCATTATAATACTGAATAGTGTCATCGACTAAATCGTCAACCTGATCATCATCAACATTTATTTCCAAGACTGGTGCACCCAGTTTACGAAAACAATAGTCGATTAATCCTTGTCTAGTTGATGGTTTAGCCATTATTCACCTTTGAGGTTTGCTATTTCTGCAAGAAGTTCTTGCTTTTCCTTCTCAAAATCGTTTTTTAGAGTTTGTAATTTTGCCTCTAATAGTACGTTTTGATTTAATGCTGATGATAATTTTGAATTATATAAGTTGACGAGAACATTAACGTCCACTTCATTGTTTTGTTGCATTTTTTAAAAAGTTCCCCCGTCTAGGGTTGAAGTCCAATGTGGTTTATTTGTATATACCACTGTAACAGTATTAGGTACGGATGACAAGTTTGCTATGGCACCACTGTTTCCTTCCTTACGTAAATTATTAGAGGTATTAAATGTTCCTTCAACACCAATCAAATCTACTGCAGTAGAACCTGAAATACCAGTTTCAACTATACCAAATGCACCTGTAGTATCTTGTTTAATTATATCACCTGCAGCTGCAGTGATAGCAGCATTAAGGTTGAGTGTGTTCTTTGTTATTGCTGTTAATACCTGTTTTGAAGTTACAACTGGTGTTTGTGGATCATTAGTAGATCTTTGTAGACCTGCACCATCAAACCATACTACACCACCTGTGTTAAAGTCTCCAGACTGATAGTAAATACCTTTAACGTCTAAGAAACCTTTTGTACCAGTAACAACACTATTTGATATAGTTGAATCAGGAACATATGTCCATCTACGACTACCATCTGCATGTGTTCCATGTGTAAGATTAGTAACTGCTGTATTAGCAATTGAACTATCATCAAATCCAAAGAAACCTTCTTTTTGATTTGCGGTTCCAACACCAACATTATATGTGAAACTTAATCCACGGTCAGTGTTAGTATCGATTGCGTGAGTAACTGTAAGTTGCTGACCTGTAGCAATACCTGCAAGAGTTACACCCTGAAATGTTAAAGTCTTAGAACCTGCATTAACATTCGTGACGGTTGTAATACCACTTAACGATAAACTTGCATGCTGTAAAGTATCATTGACATTGATTCCTATCACTGAATCAACTACGACTGTAGATGCACCTGCATTCACAGTTTGCATAACAGTTCTTGAACTGGTAGCATCACCAACTGATAGAATAGGATCGTTTACAGTTGCTTGTGTTGAGTTAACTGTTGTAGTTGTACCATCAACTTGTAAGTTACCTTTGATGATAACATCACCTTCATTACTCAATCCATCTGGAAACGGATCGATGAATAATTTAGTGGTGCTTCCTAAAGTTTGAATGCTATTATTACTGATTTGAACTTCTCCAAGAGTAGCATTACTCCCAGAAACAATTAATTGACCACCTACAATTACTTTACTTGTATCAAACTTAACATCTGCTCCAGCAAATTTTAATTGATCATCTCCATTCTCATCATATTCAATAGTAGAATCAGCAGCAGCAGTTCCATCTACACCACCACCAAATCCAAGTTTGGTATCATCAGGTATCATTATCTCACCTGAGCCATTTGGATTAATAATTATATCACCATCAGTATCACTTGAAGACAGTGTATTTGAATCTAAAGTTAAATTATCTACATTCCATACATCTATTTTTCTATCACTATCGACAACAGCAACTATACCACCATCACTATTTCTAGAATTTGCCACACCTGCTAATTCACCAGGTGTATGCTCCATCATTGAAGTGTAATAATGACCAGCGACTGGATTGACGTTTGTACCATCATCTCCTAAAAATATCCTATCTTTATACTGGTTTGTACCACCGTAGCTACCGATACCAGTAACATACGCCATTTCACCCCAATTCAAACTAGCAGGTTTGGCCGTACCCGATGATCGTTTGATTCTAATTATACTAGCCATTTCAGAAATTTCCTCCGTTGATGTCTAAATTCTGTGCTGCACCTGGCGTTAATTCTAAAGTCGCATCAAATTTATTTGTAGCACCATTAAAAACAAGTACCATACCGTTTTGTAAGGCACCTGATATGTTCACATCACTCAATTCTGCTAAAGATAGGGTTTGAGCACCCGCCAGTGATGAGATCACTTTTGTGGCACCTTGTTGTCCTACTCTGACTTTTATATCTGCCATCTAAAAAAATAAGTATTCAGATCTAAAAAGTATTTATATTTACTATGACGTTATCTTTGAAGCAAGTTCATTTAACAAAGATTTAAGCTCCTTAATTTCATTTTTCATAGCATCAAATTCTGCTTTTTTAATACTATTTCTCTTTTTATCTTCAAGATAATTTTGATATGAACTATTATCGCAATTTATTATAGCACCTGTGCTTTCATCACGAAATAAGTTTTTATGTCCTTCAACTGGTATCATGCTAATCCTGTATCAGTTTTTTTCTTTCCAATCAATCCACCTGCTTGATATTTCACATTAAACTCCTTTTGATCAACAGAGCGTAAATCCAAAGGAGTACCCATAATTTTTTTCCCTCTTATATCTCTCAAATATTTTGTTTTTGATGGAGCTATCTGTTCCATAAAAATTTGAAAAGTTTTCATCATGCCAATGCGATTGCTCTAAAGTCTTTTAAATGAATTGGAACAGATTCATTAGTTGAAGTCATAACAATTTTAATCTTAAATCCATTAAACTCCTCCAAATCATCAACACTAAATTGATACTCAGAAAATTCACCTATACTATCTGCAGGGACAAAAGCATCTGGTCTACCATCATTCATAGAACTATCTATGATTTGATCTCCAAATCCATCACCAGAAGTATCAATCATATTTTTATAACCTGGAAATGGTCTATAAGTTTGAGATATTCCACTTGAATCAAAACTGAATAAACGATAGTAAACTCTAAAGTCTGCCTCTGGTTGTCTACTTGCTGCAACAAGTACCTTAAGAGATGTAGCAGGATTTTTTAGTGTTACGAGTTTAGATATGAATACTGAACCATGTGGATCACCTCTCAATGCTTTAGGTCTTTCATCTGATGCATAATTTTCGGCACCGACTGGATTATTAATTTTATTTCTACCTAAAATAAAGGTTGAATTCTTAACATCCAAAACAGGTGATAAATTAGAATCAGATGATGACATGTCAACATTTAGAGTTAGTGATTTATTTTTTGGCAAATTAGACAATCTCTCGGTTTCGTTTGTTACTGATGCAACCATTCTAGGAGTTGAGAGGAATGCAGTTCTATTCAATGTAACTGGTTCAAATCCTTGATCTATAAACGATACCTCATTACCTCCAGAACTTGTACCACTGATTGTTCTAATGCTGGAATTAACATTTGTTGATTTACCAGGTGTGATTACATTTAATTGAGGATTAATTGTGCTGAATTGATGATTCTGAGATATTTGAACATTCTTTCCACCAAATGCTTTTTCATCAGAGAAACAAATCAACTTGTCGCCTGTTCTATTCGCATCTAAACCTAAAACATCAACTTTTAGATAATACTTGTCTATTCCATCATCAAGTGTTGTTATATCAAATGCTGTATTGATTCCTGCAAGAGAAATACCTCCAGATTCGTAAGTTTGAATATCAGTACCTGCATCATGAGATATTGGTGTAGTATTAAACTGACCTCTAACAATATTTAATTTACCTGATACTCCAGCAGGAATTGAATATGTTACAATTTCACTTCCTATTAATGCTGAACCAGTTGTTGTAGTTATACCATTGAATGAAGTAAATGGAGTTGAATCAACAATCTCAACCTCTGTTGCATCAGATGCTATTGTTGATGTTGTTTGAACTTTTAAAGTATCGGGTTTCACATTTTTAACCAACACCTTATTGTTTATTCCGTGATGTGCATGGTTGTATTGAGTTACTTCAAATACGTCACCAGTGTATAATTGACCATTGACTGTTGAAGATGTAACTTGAGAATTTGCAATTAAACTCTTTGGTGTTGTATTACCATTTGTATATTTTACAAGTTTTCTATTTACAGTAAACGCTGAACCCTGAACGTTAGTTAGGAATATTGTATCAAATTGGGTGTTGATAGCTGATACTGTACACTTAAATCCAGCACCACTTGTAATATCGCTATCATTAGCGTTATCAATAGTCAATACATCTCCAACTTGATACCCAGTTCCAAGAGTAGAGAGAGTTATTGCATTTATTGCTCCAGGAACACCATTAATCGTAGCAACTGTTATAGAAGCAACTGCTCCAGTACCACTTCCTGTCAAAGATTTGAGAGGAACATCTGCAATAGGAGCTCCAGTTACAGGATAACCAGAACCTCGTGTAACAATTGATGTTGAAGTGGATGAACTAATAGATGAACCTTGACCTTCAATAATACCTGTTATGGAATTATCATCGTTAGAATTGACTCCATCAACGATAGCATCATTTCCATCTGCCATCGTAATCTTGTCACCAATACCTAAATTTGCATCAATACAATCGGTTCCAGTAACACCAAGTTTAAGTTTTCTTGGTAATGAACGAACAGGATTGTCAGATAATTGTTGAGAATTTAAGTTGCCTGGAGTAACTGGTGTATTATAGAATGTGGCAGTTCCAGATTCTACAAAAGATGCCTTACGTAACTTAAATGTTAAATCTTCATATTGACTTGGTGTCCAGATTGTTCCATTTTGTGATTTAAATAAACTACCACCAATGTACTGTTTTGATACTACAACATCTTCTACTTCAGGGAGAAGAGTTGTTTTTACTGTTCTCTCACCCATACGAGCAACCCACATTTCATATAAGTCTGATGCAGGTGATAAAAATACAATTGCATATTCCTTATCTGGTTCTAGATAAACAGGAGATGGGAAACTAATTGTGGTAGGAACTGATGCATCATTGGATATATTAACTTGATCTGGATTCAATGCTACTTGAGTGTAATTTTGAACAAGGAATTCTGTTGGTGTGCCAAGTTCCATGTGTCTAAGTTCTACAAATACTTTAGCATTTGGATCCTTAGAAGCAAAGTATACATCAAATGAAGTTAAGAATGCTCCTGTTTCATCAACTCTAAATGATTGAGCTAATGGGTCTCTATGAGGTGCTTTAACAAATTTTGTGTCTATAATATCTGTTTTAACGTTTATCCTCTCAGTAAATGAATTAGCTCTCTGTGGAGGTGCTGCAGGGTTCCTAATCTGCACATTATTGTTAGTTTGTGTAACGATAACCCCAGTGCCTGTAAACACCCCTGAAGCGTCACTAGCGAGTGATGTGGAGCCTGGTATTTGTACTACACCCTCTGAAGCAGCAGTTATTTTAAATGTTTTTGCACCAGTTCTAAAAGTAACTGGAGGTTTGGGAGTTGTATTTGGATCTCTAAAGAAGAATGAACCAAGTATATCACCCCAATTATCAGATATTAAGTCTATGCTAGTAATTTTTGCAACTGCACCACTGGTTTCACCAATTACCATTGCACCCTTTACAGCATATCCATAATATTGCTCCTCAGATGCTAATGAACTTACATCAATATTAAGTAATCTTGATGTTGCAGAATATGTTGCTGAAGGTGCTGGTCTTGAAGAATCATAAGGATCGACAGAGTAATCTTCAACAGTAACAGATGGTGATCCTAATCCAGCTGTAACATCTGGTCTTGAACTATCGCCAAATTTATGATTTGGTCTCTGTATTCTAACATAACCTATTTCTGGATCATCACCTAAACTTACTAATTCAATTCTTGCATTTTCAAAAATAGAAAATGAACCAGAAACCATTTCGATTTCAATTAATTTAGGAATTATATCAGGTGATTGACTATCAAGATAATGGAAATGTTTTGTAGATGGTTTAAGACCATTTGCTGAAAAGTATACATTTCTAGATCTCATGAAAGGATCTACTTTACTATCAATTTTTGTGCTTTCTATGTAATCACTCTCTTCTGCAGTACCTACTAAATTATTAGTGAATTTTTTTTCTACCAATAATGTCTGTCTATTGGTTTGTACAGTATCTACTCTTCTTCGAGGATAGAAATCGGTAATTTTTATACTATTAGTTTTATCTTCTTTTAAAACCGTGGTGTTAACAACGTTTGATGTTTCAGCCCAAGTATTACCTGTTGATTCCACTCTATAATTATTTAAATAAACAGTTCTTGACCAATTATCTGATGGAGGATCTAAGAGAATTCCACCTGCAAATGTAATTACGTTAAATGGGTTTACGTTTTCTACTCTTGTTGCTTGTGGTTGATTAATCCAATCGATTTCAGTGTAATCAAGAGTTATTAAATCACCCGTTTTTTTACAATTTGCATCAAGTAATTGTAAATTAGAGTTTAAATCAGCAGAAGCTAAGTCAATGTTTGGATTTAGTGCAAGTTCTGCTCTCATAGACCAGAAATCAACTGCACTTATTAATTCTCTAGTTTCTACATTAACATCACATCTAGAACCTCCATCAAGATTGAAATCAATGAAACTTCTATTTTTAAAATTATTAACTACAAAACCTGTTTTAAATCTATTGAGACCATCCGCATCTTTAACTTCTAGGGATTTAGTATCTAATTCTAAAGCACTTAAAGATGTAAATTCTTCTAGGTTTTCAATTCTTTTTTCTAAAGCACCAATATCTCTCATCGTAAAACGACGATTATCAAACATCCTTATTTGAGGTTCATTGACAACATCATACAAATATGGAGGCAATGTGATCTGAGCAATTTCCATTGCATTACCAACTTCAGTTGGGGGAACAGGAACTTCTGCTGACTCTCCTTTAATTAATTTTACCTGTTCATATTCATCAATAACAAGTCTATCAATACGAGGGAGATAGAAACTATATCCCATGATAGAACTTTCATTTGGTGTAATTACAAATGGATTAGTTTCTTCAAATTCACGATTGCAGAAAGCAAATGGCGATCCTGGTGTTGCTGCTGGATTAAATGTTTTTACTCTTGGTCTTGAATCTAAAACATCAGTTGATCTATCGCCTGTTATGTCTGCTATATCATTTGTATACCTATCAGAAGTAAATGAATTTACAGTAAATAAATCACCCTTATTTCCTGATGGTACTTCGTACTGGTCAAATATAACAAGTAATCGTTTTGCAGGAATGGCAGAACCTTCTTTTCTTACAATTCTTGAATAATCTGATAATTGTTTGGTGTGTCCCTTATCTAATAGGTAATTATCAGTTCTGTCAACATAGTTTCCGTTTATTACTTCTTGAGCACTAGCAATTATAGAAGACTCTTTAAATTTAATATTTTCACTAACAGTGAATCTATTTGCATTTAAGTAAACAAAACTTATATCAGTTGCAGTTCTTTCAACAATTTGACCTACTGCTCTGCTTTCTTCACCAACTATTTTTTCACCAATAACTGTTGCAGTATCTAAATTTAATCCAGATACAAATTTTATCTTATCATAAACTGGTTTAGATGTATTTTTTGATTCGTAAATTCCAATTATTTTATTTACATCTGGCACATTTAGAGAAATCTCTTCATCTTGAATTCTTAAACCGTATGCATTACTTTGTGTTAAACTAGAATCTGCAGATGAACCTGTCGTTCTTGTAATTTCCAATTGTTTACTTCTAGAGTAATTCTTTGATTTACTTGTAACACCAACTTTTTTAAGTGTTACATTTACTGTGCAAGCAAGGTTAAATTCTAATCCTGTAAATTTAATATCATTTCCATCATTTGTAATACTAACCTTATCTGCAGTTAAAGGTTCAACCAAACCATTACTATATGTTATTGTATATTTTTCAGCATCAAATGGTTCAAAGAATGCACTTGTAATACCTGCACTTGCATCCAAAGCATCTTGAGTCGTCAAATCTAATTCAAAACCAGATGATGATTTACCTGTTACTTGAGTTGTAATAATCAGATTAGAATTTGAAGAATTTAAATTTGATACATTTCTTCTAGGTAATCTGGTATATAATCCAGCATCATCAATATTTGATATTAAAGGTACTCTAACTCTAAAAACACCTGAAGTTGTGCCACTAGTTATAATATCCCCCTCATTAACATCAGTAACATCAGGGACTTCGACTAATGTAAGTGTTTTTCCACTGTTAGTTATATCTATTACACGATTATAAACAGGATCTGAAAAATCATTTGAATTATAAGATATAATTGAATCTGTAGTAAGTCCTACCTTACCTGCAAAATTACGACCTGCTACAATAGCAGTATTGGTACCACTACCTCCACCAGTGACTGATAATTGATCTGCAGGTGAAAATCCAGACAATACACGATCATAAAGAACTGAATCTGCTATAAAATCAGATACTAGACCACTACCACTTATCGTGCTAATGTCTTGAAAAACAGATTTGATATCAAATACATTATATGCATTTACCTTTGCAACTGTTGATTTTGTGTCAGTGGTTTTTTCATTGTAAATTAATTGCTCTCCAACAACGAATGTCCCAGTAGTCTCCGATATATTAATTTCATCTACTGCAGTCGTTCCAGAATTTTCTGCTAGATAGCCTATGGCACCACTGGATAAACCCCTAACTCTAGTTCCCTTTATTTGACCTGAAACTATATTTGTTACTCTCAATGTGGTGTATGTTTGAATATCATACAAATGTAAATCAAATTGAGTTGAAGCATTTTCATATGGTTTATCTGTAACTCCAAAGGAATATACTCTTGCTTGTCCTATTTTTAATCCAGTAGGTAAAGATGTTGAACCACTTCTTCTTTGATTATAAAGTCCAACAACATTTGTATTATTTCCACCCAAATTAATATATGGAGTTCCTTGAACATTATTCACTCGAAGTAAACTTCCCATGCTAAATGGTATGGATGCAGAGGGTATATCTTTAACATCTCTTGGTTTATCAACGTCTAAAACAGTTGTGCCATTTAAATATACATCATATCCCTTAACATATGCTTTACCTGGTGATAATTTAACACACATGGTGTCCTCTGAGGGTTTATTACCATCATCAGTTAACTGATTCTCAGTATATAATCCATTTGATTCAATTTCATCATTTAGAGAATTTTGTAAATTGACACGGAATGGTTCAACTGCATAGTTTCCAGACTCATCATAAGTTCTTTTAGCAAAATATTTTTTAATCTGCGAGTATACTGAATCATCTTGTAGTTTCTTAGTTACACCCTGATCAACCTTGAATAATTCAACGAAAGATGTATCATTAAAATCATTTATAGATTTCTTAGCTAATTTGAGTGATATTTTAAATCTATCAGCACCTGGTGCAGCAAAATTAGTAAATCCTTTTGCATTATCAAATAGAGATGAATCATCATTAGCATTTATTACTTCTTCAAGTATATCAAATCCTACTCTGTATGATGGATTATTATCATAAGGTTCTAATATTATAAGAGATGTTGATACGTCAACAAAAGTACCACGAACAAAATATACACCTTCACTCACTCCAAAAGCAGAACCAGTTGCAGAAGCATTTTCTAGGGATAAAGTTAATACAGTCTCGCCAGCATTTAAAGTAGTGTTTCCATAAGTTACACTCTCCTCTAAAATTAAAATCTCACCATTTGGATATAATGTGCTTAAAGAGTCAGTTCCAGATTTATTATATTTTACAAAAATAGTTGGTTCAGTTACACCTTCATTTGGTGGAAGAACATAATTTTTTATAGTTGCAACAATACCAGAATTTTGACCTCTAACTCTTACACCTTTACCATTATTTTTTGCAATTAAACTATCTAAGTATATTGAAACGTCTAAACCAAGGTGGTTTGGATTAATTTTACAAGAAAAATACGATGTATCATACTCAATGCCACCTGGTATGACCATTGAACCTTCTTTGAAAATATGCTTTCCAAATGTTTCAACTTGATTTTGTAATATTGACTGTAAACCAGTTAATTCTCTTGCCTGTACTGGACTTCCAGGTTTAAAAAGAACTTTATAAAAATTTTTCGCCTTATCAAAGTCGTCATAATAAGGACTTATATTTAG